TCATTCGGCAGCCTCACGAATGGCCACCACAGGCTTGCGGCCGGTGAGGAGATCGTCGCGCAGACCAAGCCGGAGGGCCGCCAGCTTTTCGCGCTCCGACATAAGTGCATCTATCTCGGCCTGCAGCGCATGAACCGCCTTCATCGCGTCGACCTGATCGGCATGGGGCAGCTTCCTTATAGGAAGCCGAAGAAGCGACGTGCGGGCGATGTTCTTCATGCTCCCACTCGTCCCGGTCGCTTCACCTGTGATGAACGCGCGAGCCTGGCGGGTCTGCAGGATGGTGGCTACCCATTCCGGCAGTATGCCCTCGGAGTCCTTAACCCGGATCGCCCAGAGGCGATCTGGCAGGAACAGGCCTGGATGATCCTGATCTACGAAAGCGTTTTCGCCGACCAGTTGAGGCGTGTTCATCCGGCTGAACAGGATCAGGCCTGCTTCGACAGGACATTTGAGACGGCTTTCCTCGCGCGGCCATACCGCCTTCGACTCAAGTGGCCTAAAGCGACCACCGCCGACGGCGCTGGTCTTCAGAACTCCGAATTCTCCCGCAGCGGGTGGCCGGTCGTCTGCATTTACGCTGCAACCAGACGAGATCGATCCAACAACGTCAGCAAGGGTGGCAGGAGCATCCGTCTGTCCAATCTGCGCCGGCACCGTAATCAAGTCATCGAGAAGACCGAGCCGTATCGCTTGGTGTTTCTCAATTGCTGCGTCGGTTTCTTGAACAGCGTCGTCGATGGCGTCGAGGATGTCCGCAATCAGCCGCTGAGGCGGACCTTCAATCTCCGCGATCTCGAACCGCTCGAAGAAGCCGGCGGGCACGCGCCGCTGTCCAGCCGACCCTGTCATTGACGCTTCGCCCGCACGCAGGAACGCTGGATGCCGCGTCCAGTGATAGATGAACCGCGGATCATGCCCCGGCTTGGCCCGCAGCACATGAAATTCGGTGCTTCCGAGACCAAAATCGGTTTCGAGGTCGGAGAGCAGCGCGACCTTCCCGTTCTCGAAGCAGGGTGTAATTTTGGCGACGATCACGTCGCCGCGCTGAAACAACGTGTATCCCCTGCGACCATCAGAAAGCGGGCGGTTCTCGGTCGAGCGCCATCCTCCGCCTTCTGCAACGGCGGCCATGGGGATGAAGGCAACCGGAGCCTCGGCGGCCGTTCCGTTGGTGTCAGTAGCCGGATTGATGAATGCGAAATCGGAGAGCTTGGCTGTGTCAGGCATACCCAAGCTCCAGCAGGTAGCCGTCGAGCCTCGTCGTCGCGTCCGACCTCCGGCTCTCGATCCCTTTGAGGCTGACCCGATACTTGTCCCAGAGCCGCTCCAAGTCGGCCACCAGAGCACCGACACGGCGGACGCGGGCGCGCTCGAGCCGGTCGAGCAGCCGCTCGCGGTCGATGTCGAGCACCAGTTCGCGGCAATCGTCGTCGTCCAGTACGGCTCGTGCGGCCGTCAGCCGCTCGACGAACGCCGCCTTGAGCCGCCGCAGCGTGGCTCGCGCGTCCTTCAGCTCATCCTTGATCGCCTCATAGGGGGCGAGCATGGCGTCGATGGTCTCGGCCTCCTCGACCAGCGGGGCGAGGCGGCGCTCGATGGCTGCCAATTCGGCCTCGAACTCCTGCACATCCATGCCCTGCGCGCGCATCCAGTCGATGGAGCCCTTGGAGGGCTTGCCGGTTCCGGTGCTCTTCACCAGCTCCTTCCGGCGCTTGTCGTCGTCCTTCATTTCGGCGCGCAGTTCCTTGCGCCGCTTTTCCAGCTCCTTGGCGAGGTTGCTGCCTTCCTCGGCCCCGTCCAGCCAATCCTCGGCGCCCTCGACCCCATCGCCAGTCTCCCAGGCTTCCTTCTCGGCCTTGATCCGCTCCACCTCGGCCTGCGCAGCGGACAATTCGGTGACGTAGTCCGCCATGCGATGGCGCACGAAGGGATGGGCGAGCAGCTCCTCCAGCGTGACCTTCACGGTCTTCTTGGCGTCGCTGTCCTCGTCGTCGTCCGCGTCTTCATCCTCAAGCGCCGAGCGCAGAGTCTCGACCCAGCCGTCGATCAGTTCGGCGAACCCGTTCTCGACGATGACGCGCAGCTCGTAGCGGATTTCGTCCCACCAGCCCGCGATGGAGCCCATCAGCGCATAGCGGTCGAGGCAGCCGACCGGCAGCATGGCGGGCTCGAAGCTGTCGAGCATCTCGCGGCGCAGCGGCATCAGGCGCTTGCTTTCGGGAAGCTCCGCCAACCCGGACCGCGCCGACGACCACCAGGCATCGAAGGCCGCGACCATCTCACCCTGCCGAGCCGCAACGCCGGGATCCGACTCGACGAGTGCCCTGATATCGGCGCGCTTCTCGACGGTATCCGCAAACTCGGCGTAGTCCGCATCGCGCTCGAAGAACGGCGTATCGACGTCGAAGCCCTGTGCCTGCGCATGCGGGCGGATGCTCTCGATCTCCCGCTTCGGCACGCCGCCATGGAGATGGGCGCGCACATCGTGGGGCTCGGGCGGCGGGCTGCTGTCGGCATAGCGCCGGATGTTCAGGTTACCGGCTTCGTCCTTGATGATCGTCGTGTTGTCGACGACTGCCGCGAAACCGGGCACGTCCACGAAAGCATCAAAGGCGCTGACGATCTTCTCGATGTGTTCCGGGTCGATGAAGTTCTGCGCGCGCCCCTCGCGATACTCGCGGTCCGCGTTGATGAAGAGCACCTTGCCCTTGCGCGCGTCGGGCTTCCCGCCCGGGTGGCGCATCACGAGAATGCAGGCCGGAATCCCCGTTCCATAGAAGAGGTTCTGCGGCAGGCCGATCACTGCCTCAATGCAGTCCTCCTTGAGCAGCGCGATCCGGATCTTCTTCTCTTCGCCGCCGCGGAACAGCACGCCATGCGGCATCACCACGGCCATCTTCCCGGTCTGCTTGAGGCTGGCCAGCATGTGCTGGGCGAACATCAGGTCGGCCTTCTTGCCCGTCGTTGGGCACCAGCCGAAGCGGAAGCGGTCGCCGAACTGGATCCCGCGCTTGCTGTAGTTCTGACTGAAGGGCGGATTGGCGATCACCCGGTCGAACCGCATCAGGCGCCCGTCCTCGATATGCTTCGGATCGACAAGCGTGTCGCCGTTCCGGATGTCGGCGTCGGGTATGCCGTGGAGCAGCAGGTTCATCCGGCAGATGGCCCAGACCGCACCGTTGTCCTCCTGGCCATAGAGACTCAGCCGCCGGCCGTCATGCTGCAGGGCGTATTCGTTACCCTGGTTCAGCATGCCGCCGCTGCCACAGGTGGGATCGTAGAGCGATGTGCCGCCCTGCGGATCGAGGATGCGGACCATCAGCTGCACCACGCCCCGCGGCGTATAGAACTCGCCGGCCTTCTTGCCTGCAGAGTCAGCAAATTCGCTGATCAGATACTCGTACGCAGCGCCGAGCAGGTCCGGAAACTCGAAATCCTCGTCGAGCAGGCGATACTTGTTGAAGTGGCTGATGAGACGGCGAAGCCGTTCGTCGGGGATCTCCGACTCTCCAACCTTCCGGGCGAAATTGATGTGCCCCAGCACACCCCTCAAGGCGTTGTGGTTCTCGTTCTCGAGCCCCTCGAGGGCCTTATTCAACTCGTTGGCGACGTTGGCGTGGACGTCATTCAAGAGCCGATCCCAACGGGCGACCGGAGGAACGAAGAAGGTCTTGGTGTAGGACGACGGATGATCTGCGCGCTGCAGGGCTTCCTGTTCGGACCGTCCAAGCGCGCGCTGTTCCTTCAGAATCTTCTCGCGCTGCTGCTCGAATACGTCGGAGCATCGCTTCAGGAACAGTATTCCGAAAATGTACTCCTTGAACTCCGACGCATCCATCTTGCCGCGAAGGATGTCGGCGGCCGCGAACAGGTGGCGTTCAAGTTTTTCGAGAGTTAGTTTTGCCAATGTCGCCCCGGTCATGGAATGAATGTTCGGGGCATCGCACGCGTTGCTGGTTGCCCCAAACCTCCGATTTTACTAGCCGATTGAACAGCGCGAGGAAAGGACAGGCTTTTCGTCCTCGTTCGATGAGGCCGCTCCCACCGCGTCATGCTGACCGCTCCACTCAAGCGGGAACGGCCGAAGAACGCTCCCTAGCGTCACGTTCGGCCCCTGCTTGCCGTCCAGGATAGCCTCAACAATGTCGGGCGCGAGCAGGGTTAGGCTTAGGACACGGGTCATGTAGGAGGATGCGATGCCCTCGCGCTCGGCCAATTCGGCGACCGTTGCGTACTCGCTCGACTCCAGCATGCGCTTCCAGCGGAACGCGCGCGCCAGTGCCTTGACGAGTGTGTTGTCAGTCCGCCGCGGTTGCGCGGCGCTGTCCGGCAATTGCATCTCCTTCCGCCCGCCGCGCTTCACGATGCGGAACGGCACGTGGAGCGTGACCGTCTCCGGGATCGGAGCCCCGCAAGTCATGCAGCTTCTCCGATGTCGCCGGCCAGCATCTCGCGGGCCAGACCGCTGAGCCCGTCGACGCGCAGGCGCACGTTGAGCCCATCCGTTCCGATGTAGACGCGCTCGACCAGCAGCGCCACGATGCGCGCCTGCTCGGCGGGGAACAGTTCGTCCCACAGCGGGTCAAGCTGCTGCAAGGCCGCGCGGGCGTCGGATTCGGTGATGCCGTCGGCGTGGACGCGTGCAGCTTTCCACGTCCCCGCCACGATCTCCGGCTGGCGGAATACGGCACGGAGTTGGTCGATGACCGCGGCCTCGATCTCCCCTGCTGGCACGCGGCCCACGGGGCATGACCCGACACCGTGCTTCAGCACTGTCTGGCTGACGTAGTAGCGGTAGAGCCTGTCGCCCTTGCGAGTATGGGTCGGCGAGAAGGCCGCGCCGTCCGGCCCGAACAGCAACCCCTTCAACAGTGCGGGCGTGTCGGCGCGGGTGCGGGCGGCGCGCTTGCGGGGGCTCTCCTGCAGGATGGCGTGGACGCGGTCCCATGTCTCGCGGTCGATGATGGCGTCGTGCTCGCCGGGATAGCTGTCGCCCTTGTGGACCGCCTCGCCGAGGTAGGCGCGGTTGCTCAGTATCCGGTAGATGTACTTCTTGTCGATCCTGTTGCCGCGCGGCGTGCGCAGGCCGCGCCCCGCCACCTCGCTGGTCAGCACCGTGCAGGAGCCGATCTCGAGGAAGCGCGCGAAGATCCAGCGCACATGCGTGGCGCTGTCTTCGTCGACCAGTAGCTTCCGGTTCTCGACGCGATAGCCGTAGGGCGGCACCCCGCCCATCCACATGCCCTTGCGCCGAGAGGCTGCGACCTTGTCCCGGATGCGCTCGGCGGTCACCTCGCGTTCGAACTGGGCGAAGGACAGAAGGATGTTCAGCGTCAGCCGCCCCATGGAAGTGGTGGTGTTGAACGACTGCGTGACCGAAACGAAGGTCACGCCGTTGCGGTCGAACACCTCGACCAGCTTGGCGAAGTCGGCGAGCGAGCGCGACAGGCGGTCGATCTTGTAGACCACCACCACGTCGACCAGTCCGTCCTCGATGTCGGCCACCAGGCGCTTGAGGCCCGGGCGCTCCAGCGTGCCGCCGGAGATGCCGCCGTCGTCATATAGATCGCGGACCAGCACCCAGCCTTCCGACCGCTGGCTGGCGATATACGCCTCGCAGGCTTCGCGCTGGGCGTGGAGGCTGTTGAACTCCTGCTCCAGCCCTTCTTCGGAGGATTTCCGGGTGTAGATCGCGCAGCGTAGTTTCCGGACCATTCCTGATTTCGCCGGGGGCTTCGTCATGTCCGCGCCCTCCGGTTCTTCAGCCCGAAGAATACCCAGCCGTTCCAGCGCGTGCCGGTGATGGCGCGGGCGATGGCGGACAGCGACTTGTATGGCCGCCCCTGCCATTCGAAGCCATCGGCGGTGACGGTGACGATCTGTTCGACGCCCTGCCATTCTCGCAGCAGCCGTGTGCCGGTGATGGGGCGGTCGCGATCGGCGCGGATGCCGCGCTTCCTCTTGTCCCCGCCGTCCAGTTCCTCGCCAAGCCGTTCCAGCCGCCGGATTGTCTCGGGCTTCAGCCCGCCATAGGCCAGTTCCTGGATGCGGTACGCCAAGCGGGACTCGAGGTAGCGGCGGTTGAACGGCGGTGGTTCGCTGTCGAACAGGTCGCGCCACTGCGCCTTCAATTGCGGCGTCGTGGCGGTCTTCAGCGCGGCCAGGCGCGCGGGGATGGGATCGTGGGTCGTCATGCGGTTCTCCGGTGAGTTGGAGTTGCATGACGGCATTCGTCGGCCGGAGAGTGTAGGCTAATTTCTCCAGTATCGTCAGGGTGTTCGCCTCGCTCTCGCATCCGCAACCGAACCAGCCCAATCGCCAGCAGGCGGCAGAGTTCGGTGCGACGCTCGGGGGGCGTCATCTGGTCGGGCGGCAGCGGGTTTGAACCCCGCTGTGGATTTGTCGGCACGTTTCGCATGGAGAAACGCTATCCGCGCACCCTGCGAAAACAATCGGATTCAAAGACTTATGGGAGTCCCGCGTAAACCTGCGCAGAGGATGGGAACCGGTGGAGCCTCAGTGACGTGTCGCCGGCGCGACCTGGGCATCGGTGTCGAGAACCAGCGCCGATCTCCAGAGCGGCGTCTTCATGAACACCGCCTCCTCGAAGCGATAGCTGGGGTTTCCTCGCTCCTGCTGCAGGAGCCCTGCCCAGCAGAGCGGACGCAACACCTGGATGTAGAGCTGGCCCATCACCTCGTCGTACCGTGGGAGAGGTCCCGTCTCGGGCTCGCCGAAGAACACGCGGCGGAGGTGCGCGCCGGTGGCGCCGTCCTCGGTCTCGACGTTGAGCACGTTCAGGAACACGTCCCAGTTGCCCAGGATCGGCGCATCGTCGAACCGCGCCATGCTGGCGTGTTTGATCCGGAACAAGAAGAACGGGACGACCGTGCCGAAAATCCGGCCGGGATGGCCCGTCAGCGCCTGGCCGGTCTTGGTCAGGCGGAACTCACCCTTGTAGTGCCGCCCGAGCTTCATCGCGATCATCAGGTCGTGCAGCACCATAAGCGGGGCGAAGTCAGGCTCGTTCAGCACCTTGTTGACGGCGAAGAGGTCCGCCTCGGTGTGGCCGGGCCAGTCGAACTCTGCCGCGGCCCAGTGCACGAAGACCCGCTTGAACGCCTTGGACGGCGTCAGGGGGATGCCGCCATGCTCACCGATCCAGGCAAACGTCTTCTCGACCCCGCGCACCAGCGGTGAATGCGCCAGCGCTGGCTCGGTATCATTGATCTCCCGGAAAGCGATCACCTCAGATCTCCCGCGCGAACCAGCGGATGCGGCCGACGATGTGGATCTCGTCGGCCGTTCTTTCGTATTCGGGGTAGTGCTTGTTGTCGGAGATGACGCGCACCGCGGGCGGGTCGCTGTTGGGGATGTGCTCGAGTCGCTTGGCCACCAGACCCATCCCGTCGTCCAGTACGAAGATGCCGGGCGGGTTCGGCGCGCGGCGGGTCATGTCGACCAGGACCGCGTCGCCGCTCAGCAGCGTCGGCGCCATGCTGTCGCCCTCCACATGCATGATGCGCAGCTGCGACGGGGTGGCCTTCAGGCTGTTGCGGATCCAGGAGCGGCGGAAGTGATAGACGCGCCCGGGCGTGTCGCCGTCTTCGGTCACGACCGCGCCGCCGCCCATCGCGGGGCGTGGGGTGGCGTGCGCGATGGCCACGAAGGCGTCGTCGGGATTGTCCACGAAGGGGGGCTTCCCCTCCACCTCGCCGATGCCATGGATCAGCCAATCGCGATCCACCTTCAGCACGCGGGCGACCTCAGCCAGCCGGTCGATACCGGGGCGGGCGGAGCGGCCGCGCAGGATGTCGTAGACGAATGAGCGGTTCACGCCGGCCATCTCGGCGACATGGGCAGGCGTCAGGCCGAGCTGATTGGCCCGGGCTCTGAGGCGGTCGGAAAGCGTGTGGTGCTCGGTCATGTCATCCCCACCCAACTGTGGATAAAATGGGATAAAATCGGATTGATTGGGGCCCGTCAAGCGAATAGGAACAGAAGGTAAACATCCTAAACCGGAATCGGCGCGGAGGGCAGTGAATGCACATCGACAAATCGTACTTCACGCTCCCCGAGATCCTCGACCGGTGGCAGATCACGGAAGCCGACCTGATCTACCTTGCTGAGAACGACAAGCTCCGATTGTCGGTGCGCGTGTTCGGCGTGCCGATCGAGTTCGGCGACTACGAGGAAGGCGCCGACGGCGAACCCTACCGAGTGCCGCGGGAACAGAGCCATTACAGCGGTCTGCTCGATCTCCATGCCCGCGATGTCTTCCAGCTCTTCCGGTGCGGCGAGGTCCATCTCGACAGCTTTCGGACGCCGAGGGCCGACTACGCGGAGACATGGGGCGATGCGCAGCCCGTCCTCGTCATGATCGGCGACTTGCTGCTAAGGCGTGATGAACGCGACCGTTTCGAAATCGAGACCGGGTTCTCGCCTGGTGGGCAGCCGATGGAGGAGGCGACCTTCATCCACTCGGCCGACTATCTCGAGGTTCGCTGCAACGGCTGCCGGTTCAAGCTGGGCCCGATCCAGGCGGAGGTCGTGCGCGCGCTGCACGAGGCAGCGCAGGCTGGAGAGCCCTGGCAGAACGGCAAGGCGATCCTGTCTCACGCCGGCTCGAAGAGCCTGCGCATGGCCGACGTCTTCAAGTCGCAGAAGGACTGGCGGCATCTGATCCGCTCAGACCGGCGCGGCGGTTACCGTCTGAATCTCGACTGACGGATCCCCCTCCGCCCGGTCCCCTGTGGGATCGGGAGGGGGACGAGTGAGGGATGGTGGGGGATGACGGCGCCCCGCCGGCCGCCAAACGTCAGTCCTGCAAGGGCCGACTGATCCCCCTCCGCATCCCCCGCCGATCCTGACGACATCCCACAGCGGAATTTCGCATGGTCTCCTCGACAACGAGAGGAGACACCGATGCTGCAGAGGCATTGCCTGAACCAGAAGGAGCTGGCCCGGCGCTGGGGAATCTCCCACCGGACGCTCGAGCGTTGGCGCTACGGAGGCCAGGGACCGGCCTTCCTCAAGCTCGGCGGGCGCGTGCTCTACCGGCTCGCCGACATCGAGGCCTTCGAGCAGAGCCAGCTTCAGCTTGCGCTGAAGATCAGCGAGGCCGTCGCGCGCGTCGGTCACACGCCCCGCCGTCTGACCGCGGACCCGGCGCGGGCCACCGGTCATGGTGCGACGCAACCGCGGACTGCGCGGCTGTGCTGATGGTAGCCGCAACCCCATTTGGCGCCCGCGTGGCGAGGCCGCGGCTCACTGACGTCGAGCTCTTCGCCTGGATCGCACAGGCCGAGGCTGGCGCGCGGCTCGAGTACCACTGCGGCTTTCTCGGGATCGATGTCACGCCGGTGATTTCGACCTTACCCGAGCCCGAGCGCCGTCAGCTTGCCGATCTCGGTCAGGCCGCGTTGAGCGCCTTCGAGAAGGGCCTCGTCCACCTCGTGCAGGAGCGCGTGGGCCCCGACCGCTTCGCCTACATCGCCGTCGCCCGGCCCAGACCGAAGGCCGCCGCTCCCTCGCTCTCGGCGCTGCTCCTCGAAGAGCGCGCCGCGTGATGGCCCTGCCATTCCCTTCCAACGGAGACCCCGCCATGCCGCATCCCGACAACACCCCGCATTTCAACGATCTCGAACGTCTCGCCCTCGGCGACATCGCGGCGCTGCCGCCCGAGATGCTGCTGGATTTGCAGACCACGGCGCTCGCCGAGACCGCCCGCGTGAAGCGGCTGCGGGACCGGCTCGAGGCCGGCATCGCGCAACGCTACGAGGCCGCCGCTGCGGCGGAACGGGCCGCTCAGGGCAAGACCAGCGGCACCGTTCGTGTCGAGGACGAGGGCGTCGTGATCGTCGCCGACCTGCCCAAGAAGGTCTCCTGGGATCAGGACCGCCTCGCCGCGATGGCCGAGCGCATCCGCGCCGCCGGCGACGACCCGACCGAGTATCTCGAGATCGCCTACCGCGTGTCCGAGCGGCGCTACGGCGCCTGGCCCGCGGCGATGCGCGAGGGCTTCGCGGACGCGCGCAGCGAGACCACCGGCAAACCCGTCTTCCGGCTCGAGGCTCGAGACCGGTGACGCGCGGCGGCGGGACGCCCGCGCGGCAACGCCGGGCAGGTTCCCCTTCGGCACCCGGTCATCCCCGCCGCCGCGCACCCTGAACGCAACTCCCGGAGAACCCCATGGCCTTCCGCATCATCACCGCCGACGAACGGCTCTCGGCCGCCGAGAACAAGACCTCGCTCGCCATCTTCGGCCCGCCCGGCGTCGGCAAGACCACCCTCCTGAAGACGCTGCCCGACGAGGAGACCGTCTGCCTCGATCTCGAGGCCGGCATGAAGTCGGTGCAGGACTGGCGCGGGGACTCGATCCCGGTGCGCAGCTTCACCGATTTCCGCGACCTCGCCGTACTGATCGGCGGGCACGATCCGGCCCAGCATCCGAAGTCCTGGTACGGCGCCGAGTATCACGCCTGGCTGCAGCAGCAGTATCTCGGCACCGGCATCGAGGACTTCCTCGCCCGGAAGCGGATCGTCTTCGTCGACTCGATCACCGACCTGACGCGGCAGGCCATGGCCTATGCCCGCCAGCAACCCGAGGCCTTCTCCGAGCGGACCGGCAAACCGGATGTCCGTGGCGCCTACGGGCTCCTGGGTCGCGAGGTGATCCAGGCGCTGAAGCACCTCCAGCACGCCCGCGGCAAGACAGTGATCTTCGTCGGCGTGCTCGAGAAGGTGACCGACGAGTTCGGCGCGACGACCTGGCAGCCGCAGATGGAGGGCACGAAAGCCGGGCGCGAGCTGCCGGGCATCGTCGACCAGGTGGTCTCCATGCAGCTCTTCGGTCGCGACGCCAAGGGCGACTGGACCCTCGACGAGACCTCCGCCGAGCGCCGCCTCGTCTGCCGCTCCGGCAACCCCTGGGGCCTTCCCGCCAAGGACCGCTCAGGCCGCCTTGATGTGACCGAGCCGCCCGATCTCGGCGCGCTGATCGCCAAGATCGACGGCCGCGCCCCCGCCCACACCGCCACCCCTTCCTGATCCATACGCAAAGGACAGATCCATGAGCTACGATCTCAACGACGCCCAGCCGCAGATGGCCCCCATCGGCGAGCTGATCCCCGACGGCACCTTCGCCAAGGTCCGCCTGACCGTGCGCCCCGGCGGCGTCGACGGCGCCACGCCGATGGACGCGAAGCTTCTGAAGGCCTCGCAATCGAGCGACGCGAAGATGCTGGACTGCGAGTTCACCATCCTCGAGGGCCCGCATGCCCGGCGGAAGTTCTGGCAGAGCTTCACCGTGGCGGGCGGCAAGGTCGACGAGAAGGGCCAGTCGATCGGCTGGAAGATCTCGAAGTCCACCTTTCGGGCGATGGTCGACAGCGCTCTCGGGCTCGATCCCAGGGACGAAAGCCCCGACGCCAAGGCCAAGCGGGTGCTGCCTGGTCTCAAGCATCTCGACGGCATCGTCTTCGCCGCGCGGATCATGGTGGAACCCGCCTCGAACCCCCAGTACCGCGACCAGAACCGGATCGCGAACGTGGTTCTGCCCGACGAGCCGCAGCACGGCCCGATCATGCGCGGCGAAACCGTGCCCTTGGAGCCCGTCAACGCCCCGCCGCGCAAGGCCGCGAGCGCGCCGGCGCCGGTTTGGCAGGCGCCCACGCCGGCATGGGGGGCGCAGCCGCAAGCCCCGGCCCCGGCCTGGCGCGCGCAGGCCCCGGCCCAGCAGCCGCCCGCCCAGCAGCCACCGGCGTCCCCGCCGGCCGCGCCGGGCGGAGCGCCGGCGACCGGCATGCCCGCCTGGCTCAATGGCTGAGGCGCGGTCGGCAGCGTCGCGGCGGAGGACAAACCGGCCTTCGCCGCGGCCCGAGGCCCGGCGCGATCCTGCCGGGCCGATGACCCCGGATGAATGGCAGGCGCACGTGACGCGCGAGGCGGCGCTGGAGATCGGACGATGGCTCGAGGCCCGAGGAAGACTGCACGCACCCATCGCAAGCCTCAGCCTCGGCGACCTCGAAGCCATGGCCAGCAACGCGATCTCGCGCTGGATCGTGCTCCAGTCCGAAAAGCTCCAGAGGGCGGGTTGGCCGCCCGAGGACCCGATCGCGACCTTCTTGCTCGGGTAGCGCTCTGCGCCGTCTGCGCCCGCGAGGCGCGCGGCTTCGGCTACTGCCAAGGCCTCCGCTGGGATCGCCACCCCTACCACCGCTTCTGCTCGCGCCGCTGCCAGGACGTGGGCAGCGCCATCGCCCAAAGGAACAACGGCATGATCGACAAGACCGCGCGCGAGGCGCAGGCGATCCGCGATGCGCGGACGCTCTTCGCCGAAGCGCTCACCGACCTCGGGCTCATGGAGCCCTTCTTCCACCGCAGCGCCGAGGACATCGACCGCCTCATCGAGGCGGCGGTCACCGGCTACATCGACAGCATGCAGGAGCAGGCCGCGCGCAAGGAGCGCACAGGCACGGCCCTCGACGACCCGATCCCGTTTTAGGAGCGCGGTGATGATCGACCTGAACGACGACACCGCGTCCTGCAGCTGGAAGCACCTGCTCGAGGCGGCCTCCGAGAACGCCGTCACCGATTTCGAGATCGAATTCTGCGACAGCATCCGCGAGAAGCTCGCGCGGTTCGGCGACAGTGCCCGGCTGACGGACGCGCAGTTCCACAAGCTGACCTGCATCGCGCAGGCCGGCGGCTTATGGGAGCGCGAGCGATGATCGACCTGAACCATGGCTCGGGCTTCCTCTACGGCGCCGACGCTCCGCGCCCGCCCATCGCGGAAGCGGTGTCCGCCGCCATCGACACGGCGCTGTCCGCGCGCCACAGGGCCGAGCGTCCACGCACCTATGTCAGCTCTTCGGGTCTCGGCCGCGACTGCCTGCGCCAGATCCAGTACGACTTCCTCGCGGTCCCAAAGGACGAGGGCCAGGAGTTCGCGCCGCGCACGCTGCGCATCTTCGAGGCGGGCCACCGGGCCGAGGACATCGTCGCGGGCTGGTTCCGGATCGCCGGGTTCAACCTGCGCACCGAGCGCCCCGATGGCCGCCAGTTCGGCTTCGAGGCCCTCGGCGGGCGCTTCAAGGGCCATATCGACGGCTGCATCGTCTCGGGCCCCGTCGCGATGGACTATCCCGCACTCTGGGAGAACAAGGCGCTCGGCGCGGCCAGCTGGAAGGACGTGGTCAAGCGCGGCGTCAGCCTCGCGCGGCCGGTCTACGCCGCCCAGATCGCCCTTTATCAGGCCTACATGGACCTGCCGCAGCCAGCGCTCTTCACCGCGCTCAATCGCGACACGATGGAATTGCACGCGGAGCTCGTGCCCTTCGACGCGCATCTCGCGCAGGAAATGTCGGACCGCGCCGTCGCCGTGGTGCGGGCCTCCGAGGCCGGGGAATGGCTGCCGCGCGCGGGGGCCGAGCCCACGGTGGTCCTCTGCCGGGGCGGCATGGCGGCCGGCAAGTGGCATGCGCCCTGTGCCTGGGCGGGTCGGTGCTGGGGTGAGCGGCGTCCCGGAAACGCTCCGGTGGAGCGTTTCAGCCGCGAACGGGCGGAGCCCAGGCCATGATCCCCGACGCCTATGAGCTCAAGCGGATCGTGCGCGCGCATCGCGAGCGGTTCTGGTGCTCCGACCTGCTCGCAGCGGCGGAGTTCGCGCCGATCTATTTCTTCGACGATCAGGCAGCCTTCGATGGCGATTTCGTCGACCGCGCGATGACCCGGGTCTTTACCGGTCCGCTCCGGCTGCCGCATCCGTCCGTGATCTTCGAGGTGCGCGAGCAGCGCGCGTCTCCCTCTGGCCTGATCGTCTGCGCCCGCGCCGACGGCGACATCGTCGAGGCCACGTTCCTCATGCGCAAGCGGGCGCCGCGCGGCTGGACGGATTGCCTGGTGCGGGTCTGGATGCATCCGGACGGAAAGGCGGAGATCGAGGGCAACCCCGCCGAGCGGAGCGACGAGACGGTCCGCGGTCACGGTGAAGTCGCCGCCGGCATCGTCTGGCGCGCGCTGACCATCCTCGGCGCGTCCCCGGACATCCGCGACCGCAAGGTGTCCCCCGCGAAACGGTCCCGCCTGTCTCGCGAGGGCGTACGCGGATGGGTCTGGCGCCAGGTCGCCATCGATCCGGCGCGCCTGCAGGCAGCGACGCCGCCGCAGGGCGGCAGTCACGCCAGCCCGCGCTGGCACATCCGCCGTGGTCACTGGCGGCAGCTCGCCGACGGTCGCCGTGTCTTCGTCCGCCAGTGCGAGGTGGGCGATCCGACCCGCGGCGGGATCGTGAAGGATTACGCAGTGGAGATGCCCCATTCATGACCGAGATCACCCCATCCGCCACGCAGGTCGCCGCGATCCGCGAGATCAGGGAATGGTTCGAGACCCGCACGGAGCAGCAGCAGGTGTTCCGCCTGTTCGGCTATGCCGGGTCCGGCAAGACCACCGTGCTGAAGTTCGCGCTCGAGGAACTCGGCCTCTCGCCCCACCGCAGCGCGAAGGACGGCCGCTGCGTGCCCGGCGTCGTCACCGCCACCTTCACCGGCAAGGCCGCGCTGGTGCTGACCCGCAAGGGCACGCCGGCGCGCACCATCCACAGCCTGATCTACTCGGTGATCGAGTCGACCGAGGAGGAGATCGAGGACGCCGCCCGGAAGATAGCGGCGGCAGAGCGCGACGCGCGTCGTCTCACCGGGTTCGCGCGCACCACGGCCGATGCGGCAATCGAGGCAATGCGCCAGGGGCTCTCGGCCATGAAGCATCCCCGCTTCGCCCTGAACCCGCAGAGCGACGCGGCCGACGCCCGGCTGATCGTGTTCGACGAGGTGTCGATGGTCGGCGAGGAGATGGCGCGCGACCTGATGAGCTTCGGCAAACCGATCCTCGTCCTCGGCGATCCGGGCCAGCTGCCGCCGATCCGGGGCGAAGGCGCCTTCACCCGAGACGAGCCGGACGTGATGCTGACCGAGATCCACCGCCAGGCGGCCGAGAGCGCGATCATCCGCCTCGCCACCATGGCGCGCGAGGGCCGGCCGATCGGCTTCGGCGTCTACGACGATCATGTCGCCAAGCTCCGCAAGGGCGACATTACGCCGGAACAGGCGCTGCGCGGCGGCCAGCTGATCTGCGGGCTGAACGCCACGCGGCTGCAGATCAACAACGCCATGCGCGCTGCCGCGGGGCTCGGCGGGAGCTGGCTGCCCACGGGGCCGGCCGAGAAGATCATCTGCCTGAAGAACCAGAACGATCTGGGGCTGATCAACGGGATGTTCGTGACGCTCGAGGACATCGTCGACGAGGGCAGCCTCTACTTCTCCGCTGTCGTCCATGACGAGGACGGGCGTCACATCGGCGAGCCCTATGAGGACGGGCGCCGAGGCCGGCTGCGCATCTACAAGGGGCATTTCGAGGATCATGTCGCCTACGACGACAAGCGCCACGACCGCGACTACAGGGAGAAGCGCCTGCTGACCGAGGCGACCTTCGGCTGGGCGATCACCGCCCACAAGGCGCAGGGCTCGCAGTGGGAGAACGTCATTGTCTGGGACGACGGGCTGGGCCGCAGCGAGATCGACCGCCGCCGCTGGCTCTACACCGCGATCACCCGGGCCGAGCGCGGTCTCGTCCTTCTGGCCTGAGGGGCGCGATGATCGACCTCAACGACATCGCGGTCCCGAAGACCCGGCACGATCTGGCGGCGGTGAAGGAGCGGCTCGCCTGCACGGCCGCCGACTGGCTGCCGGGGCTCTTCCCCGAGGCCCGGCTTGCCCGGGACCGTCGATCCTTGCGCTGCGCAGACCTTTCCGGGCGCCCGCCGCGCAAGGAGGGCTCGTGCACCATCCATCTCGACGGGCCCTATGCCGGCTGGGGCTTCGACTACGCCACCGGCGAGCGGGCCGGTCCGATCGACCTGATCGCGCAGGCGACCGGTCTCTGCGACGGCGCGCTCTTCGACGAGGCGGCGCGGCTGGCGGGGATGGATCTCCCTGCGCCGCAACCCGCGCCGAAGTCGCCCATGCGCGCACGTCCCGACCACTCGGCCGAGATTGCGCGCCTCGTCGGCGGGGCTGTGCGGCTCGCCGGCACGTTGGGCGAGACCTACCTGCGCGCTCGCGGGCTATCGGATCCCGGCTCGCCCGACCTACTGTTCCACGCCGACCTTCCGGACTTCGACAGCTGCCGCGGCTGGCCCGGCCTGATCGCGATCCTGCGGCTGCCGGGCGGGGAGCGCGCGCCGGGCATCCACCGCACCTTCCTGCTCGACGACGGCAGCGCCAAGGCGCCTCCGGGCAAGAAGATGCTCGGCAGCGTGAAGGATGCCGTGGTGCGCCTGTTCCCGATGCCCAAGGACGGGCACATCGGCATCGCCGAGGGGATCGAGACGGCGCTCGCCGCCCACGCGCTCTTCGGCACACCGGTCTGGGCAGCGCTGTCGGCCGACGGTCTGGCGCGGTTCCAGTGGCCCGAGGACACCCGGCGCATCACCATCTATGCCGATGCCGGAGACGCCGGCCGCCAGGCGGCCGCGACGCTTTCGGACCGCCTGAACCACGCCGACATCCCGAACGAGATCGTCGCGCCGCTCCATGGCGACGACTTCAACGACGATCTCCAGCGCGGCGCTCGCGCCGAGGACTATGTGCGACCAGCTGACGCTACAGCGGAGCCGCAGGATGGGGATCCGGTAGAAGTCGAGACGGCCACGCCCATCGTCGCAACCTCTGACGACCCCCAGACGCTCATCGCCGCGGCCGAGACGCTGACCAATCCGCCCGAGTTCGAAGCGCTGTCCACGCTGCTCGGGCGAATCGCACTGGCGAAGCTCGATCCTCTGCCCGAACGGCAGGTCATCGCGCGGATCAAGTCCGCGACCGGCATCGGCATGTCGGTCCTGACCCAGCAGCTGGCCGAGCTCCGCCGCCGCGTGAACGCCACCGGCGACCCGCACGCGCCGATCCCGAAGCCTACGTGGTTCAGGCGCCTTCGGCTCGATCTCGCGGGGGCGCCCGAGCGCAACGAGGCCAACGTCATCGTCGCGTTGACCTCCGATCCGGCCTTCGCCGGCGTTCTCGCCTTCGACGAGTTCGGGCAGGAGATCGTGGTGCGCCAGCCGCTGCCGTGGGATGGCGCCGCCGTGTCCCTCCCGCGCCCGTGGGAGGACGCCGACGACATTCGCACCGCCGAGTGGCTGCAGCTGCGCGGCATCAACGTGGCGCCGGTGGTTGTGAGCCGCGCCGTCGGCGCCGTCGCCCGCGAGCTGCGCATCCATCCCGTCCGCGACTGGCTCGACATCCTGAAATGGGATGGCACGCCCAGGATCGAGACCTGGACCAGCGCCTATCTCGGCGCGGAACCCACCGCGTTCCATCACACCATCGGCGCGCTCTGGCTGATCTCGGCCGTCGCCCGCATCTACCGCCCCGGCGTGAAAGCCGACCACATGCTGATCCTCGAGGGGCCGCAGGGCGCGCGCAAATCCACCGCGATCAAGGTGCTGGCCGGCGAGGAATGGTTCACCGACGAGCTGCCCGAGCTCGGGTCGAAGGACGCGGCCCTGCACATGCAGGGCGTCTGGATCGTGGAAATCGCCGAACTGGACGCCATTGGTCGCGCCGAGGTCTCGCGCATCAAGGCGTTCCTGACCCGCACCACCGACCGCTTCCGCCCGCCCTACGCGCGCTACACCGTCGAGGTGCCGCGCCAGTGCGTGTTCGCAGGCACGGTGAACCCCGACACCTATCTGCGCGACGAGACCGGCAACCGCCGGTTCTGGCCGCTCCGCTGCGGGACCATCGACATCGCGGCGCTCGCCCGCGACCGGGACCAGCTCTGGGCCGAGGCGCTCCACCGCTTCCGCGCCGGCGCGATCTGGTGGATCGACGACCCGGCGATCCTCGCCGATGCTGCCGCCGCGCAGGAGGCGCGCTATCAAGCGGATGCCTGGGACGCCCGTATCGACCGCTGGCTGACCCACGACACCCACAGCGTCAATCGCGGCCACGCAGGCTATGAGGACTGGCAGGACGAAGAGTTCGAGCGCGCCGACCCGATCCGGGATGTATCGGTTGGCGAAATCCTTGAGGGCGCGCTCGGCATCGAACCCGCGAAATGGACGAAGGGCGATCAGATGCGCGTGGGGGCCTGGCTGAAGTCCCGAGATTGGGAGCGATACCGCAGCGGCACGGGCGCGACCCGCGAATGGCGCTACCGCAGGCCACAGGGCGGCGGCTGAAGTCACGATGAGCATCTCCGGCATCGAAGGGGCATCCGATCGGGTGCCCTTTTCCGTTTTGCCCTGTCCCACTTCGGCCCTGAAGTGGGACAGAAAAAGTCGTTCAAAATCAATCTTGTCCCACTTGTCCCACTTGGATCGCCAACTTCTTTCCTTTCCATATGGAATGCATGTGTCCCGGCTGACTTCGTACCTTCTCATACGACGTAAGGAAAAAAGGTGGGACAAGTGGGACAGGTGGGACATGCATTGTTTTCAAAGGGAAATTTTTTGTCCCACTTGGTTCGTGAAGTGGGACAGGCCGACGCAAGGTGGGACACCTACGCGGTCCGGCGCAATTTTCTTGATCAGCCGCTCGCAACATGATTCCCTGCCCATGACCGAAGCCGAAGGCCCACGAGCCATGTGAGCCTTCACGATGAACACACAGATCCCCGCACAGGACATCCGCCCCGAGCCGGGCGCGATCAACCGGTCCTGCATCCTCGCGCTCGACCTTGGCACCGCGACCGGATGGGCGCTCCGCAGCCATGACGGACTGATCACCAGCGGCACGGTCAGCTTCCGACCCGGACGCTTCGACGGCGGCGGCATGCGCTACCTGCGTTTCACCAATTGGCTGACCGAACTCGACCGACTGGCCGGGCCCATCGCCGCGATCTGGTTCGAGGAGGTGAGAGCCCACAGGGGCGTGGACGCCTCGCACGTGTTTGGAGGTCTCCTGGCGACGCTGACGACTTGGGCCGAGCTTCGCGGCGTGCCATACGAGGGCGTCGCCGTTGGATCGATCAAACGCCACGCCACCGGCAAGGGCAACGCGCCCAAGGAGGCGATGATCGCCGCGGCGCGAGCACGAGGGTTTTCGCCCGCCGACGACAACGAGGCCGACGCCATCGCGATCCTCCATTGGGCGCTCGAGACGAACGGGGGCCTGGGATGAGGTGGTACCCGAAAGGCTACGGCGGCTCGCGCCGGGATCCGGATCAGGTGAAGCGCGATGGCTGGCATGACGAGGGTGTGCTCGCCGTCTCCGTCGAAGACGACCGGCTAACCTGGCCGGAGCGCGAGCTGGTCCGTCAACTCGGTGAGAAGCTCTACGGAAAGCGGCAGGAGGACGGGTCTCGTGCGTGAATGGACAACTGCCCGCGTTCAGGACCGCCTCGAACTGGCCGCCGACGTCTTCGCGCAGCTGCCCGCGGTGAAGCCGCAGGGCTACTTCAACGCGTGGCCTGAGTATTTCCACAGCTTCGCCGATCAGGTCGGCCAGGAGCCCCGAACCCGCCGGCCGAAGCCCGGACCGCGCGACATCACGCAGGCCGAGGATGCACTGCTCTGGCTGCGGTGGCTCGACCCCGCCGATGCGCGCCTGCTCTGGCTCCGGGCGAGCCGCAAGCCGTGGAAACCGATCTGCTGGGAACTCGGCATCAGCCGTGCCACCGCGAACCGGCGCTGGCAATACGGGATCGCCGTGATCGTCTGGCGGCTGAATGGGAGGCAGGTGCCGAAGAAGCGGTCGATGGAGTTCGTGGTGGCGCAGGCGGCGCATTGAGTGTGTCAAGGCTCGACAGTCGCGTGAGACAATTTCCTGCGAGACACCGGACGGCGAGACGGATCGCCCCGCTGACGCTATCCATGGCGATATACTCGGGGTCGTGCGCTCAGGCGAACCGACGCTGATCCCGAGGTGGACACCGGGGCTGGCTTCCGGGGTCCAGCCAGGGTCCAGGCCGCCAAACCATTGTTTTCCGGTTCCTTTCTGGGCCAAAACGTATGCTGGCGGGCTTGGCTCGGCATTTCGCCAGCGACAGGGCCGGATTTTTGGGAAGCCACCGGGGTGCAGCGTCCAGCCGCGACGCCACGAAACCCTCCTGAATTCAAACACCTGATCGGCCGCCTGGGGTGGATACCCCGCGGATGCCGGAGTCCAACCGGAAGCCGGTGGACCCCGCCACACCGGAGTCCATCCGGCCAATGCCGATCGATCATCGACAGGAATCTGCATGACCCTCGCCTTCGCCCCCGAGCGGATCGAGATGTGGCCGCTGGCCATGCTCCAGCCCTACGCGAAGAACGCGAAGGTGCACGGGCCCGACCAGGTCGCGAAGATCGCCGCCAGCATGGCCGAGTTCGGCTGGACCGTGCCCTGCCTCGTCGGCGAAGATGGCGAGTTGATTGCGGGCCACGGACGGGTGCTGGCCGCGACGCAGCTGGGGCTGACCGAAGCGCCGGTGATCGTGCTCGGGCACCTGACCGAGGCGCAGCGGCGGGCCTACCGCATCGCCGACAACCGGCTGGCTGAAAGCCCGTGGGACGAGGCGCTGCTCTCGGCCGAACTGAACGACCTGCTGGCTGATGACTACGACCTGTCGCTGGTCGGGTTCTCGGACGGCGAGCTCGACAAGCTGCTGGCCTTCGATCCGGACGGCGGCAGTGAAGAAGAGGGTGGCGCCGGTGGCTCCTTGCCTACGGTGACCATCCCCGAGCCGCCGCGCAACCCGGCCTCGCGCACGGGCGATCTGTGGATTCTCGGGGATCATCGGCTGCTGTGTGGAGACAGCACCAGCGAGACGGACGTCCGCCGCCTGATGAACGGCGAGCGGGCGATCCTGTTCGCGACCGACCCGCCGTACCTCGTCGATTACGACGGGTCCAACCATCCGACCCGCAACAAGGACTGGTCCGCGTCCTACGGCACGACCTGGGACGACAGCTCGCAGGGCGCCGAGCTCTATGACGGCTTCATCGCGGCGGCCGTGGCCGAGGCGATCACCGAGGACGCCGCCTGGTACTGCTGGCATGCCTCCCGCCGCCAGGCAATGCTCGAGGCCTGCTGGGAGAAGGCGGGCGCCTTCGTCCACCAGCAGATCATCTGGGTGAAGGACCGCGGCGTCCTGACCCGCTCCCACTACCTCTGGAAGCACGAGCCCTGCTTCATGGGCTGGCGCCGCCCGAACCGCCCGCCGAAGGTTGCCGAGCAGACGCTGCCTTCGACCTGGGAGATGCCGTCCTTCGCCAAGGATGAACGCCCCGATCACCCGACGCCGAAACCGCTCGACGCCTTCGGCATCCCGATGCGCCAGCATGTTGCGCGGGGCGGGCTTTGCTATGAACCCTTCTCGGGCTCCGGCTCGCAAATCATGGCGGGCGAGGCCAACGGCCGCCGCGTCTTCGCGATGGAGATCAGCCCGGCTTACGTCGATGTCGCCGTCGAGCGCTGGCAAGCCGAAACCGGCAAGGACGCGACCCTCGACGGCGATGGCCGGACCTTCGCCGCGGTGAAGACGGAGCGGCTGGGCGACAAGGCCGATGCCGCTGCCTGATGGCCGTCTACTACAACGATGCCGATCCTGCGGCCTGCGCATGGCTGCGGGAGCTGATCGCGGCCAAGCTGCTGCCGGATGGCGAGGTCGATGGGCGGTCCATCCTGGACGTGGAGCCCGCCGACCTGCGCGGCTTCGCGCAATGTCATTTCTTCGCCGGCATCGGCGGCTGGCCCTATGCGCTGCGACTCGCGGGCGTAGCGGAGGAGCTGTCCGCCTGGACCGGTTCGCCGCCTTGCCAACCCTTCAGCCAGGCCGGGCAGCGCAAGGGACAGGACGATGACCGCCACCTCGCCCCGGCCTTCCTGCGGCTCGTCGCCGCCTGCCGCCCGGAGCTCGTCTTCGGCGAGCAGGTCGCGAGCGCGGCGGTGCTCGGACCGGTTGGCAGAAAGTCTCGCGCGGCAGTTGAGGGCCCGGCTGGCTGGGCGTGGTTCGACGCTCTGGCGGCTGACCTGGAAGCGGCATCTTACGCCGTCGCGGCGGCCGATCTGCCGGCTGCGGGCATCGGCGCGCCGCACATCCGCCAGCGCCTGTTCTTCGGCGCCGTCGCCTTGGAAGCAGTCACTCGCGGGTTGGGCGACGGCCTCGGCGAGGGATCACAAGGACGGATCGGAATGCCGGTCGGTGCCGATCAATGCGCTGCTCGGCCGACAGGTCTGGCTGGCGGGTTGGCCGACGGCGATGGCGGGCTCGCCCGCCACGAAGCGATACAACGCGGCCGGCAACACCGATGCGAGCCGCAGGACGGTGAAGCTGGTGGACTGGTCGATGGCGCCGACCCTGGCGGGGCCAATGCGACGGACGGCGTCTGGCGAGATCCGGACTGGCTCCTCTGCCGCGATGACCGCTGGCGGCCCGTTGAGCCCGGAACATTCCCGCTGGCTGATGGGCTACCCGGTCGCATGGGGCTGCTGCGGGGCTACGGCAATGCGATCGTTCCGTCGCTCGCGGCGGAGTTCGTGACGGCGTTTCTGGAGAGCCTGCGATGAAGCAGAGCCGGATCATGTCGATGGTCGAGGCCGCGGCAAACGTTGTCGTCGGCTACGTTTTGGCCATCGCCACGCAGATCGTCGTGTTCCCGTGGTTCGGGATCGAGACTGGTCTCGCGGAGCATCTGACCATCGGCTTGGCCTTCGTCGGCGTCTCGCTGGCGCGGGGTTACCTGCTGCGACGACTGTTCGAGCGTTGGCGATAGCGCCGGACATCACACATCGGCGGGCTCGACTGCCGTGATGTAGGCGGGGCCTGCATTCCACGAACCCTCATCAAGGGTCCAGAAGGCGTCCTCCATGTCGGCCAGCGCCACGAAGGCGACGGCTTGCGCCGCCTCCGGGGACAGTGCCTCGACGGTCACGCAGGTGCTTTCGGTGACGGCACGGGTGATCTTGACCCTGTACCGCGGCATCAGACGGCGTCCTCGATGCGGTAGCAGCGCCCTCTTCCTTCGACTTTCTCCGAGGTGACGGTCAGACCGAGCTTTTTCTTAAGCGCGCCGGCAAGCGCACCCCTCACCGTGTGCGGTCTCCAGTCCAAGGCCGCGACCATCTCGTCGATGGTCGCGCCGCCCTCGGTGCGGAGCATCTCGATCAGCTTCGCCTGCTTCGTGCCCGTGCGCGGTGTGCGCGCCTTGGGCGCGGGACCAGCCTCGGCGGGAGCGTCCTGCGAGGCCTCTTCACTCGGCGCCTCGTCGGCGCTCGCGGGCGCGCTGTCGCCGCTCTCCGGCTCGACGCCGATGGCGACGAGGCCCGCGTCCGTGATGTGCAGGAGGATGGCGCGGCCGTCCTCGTCATTGCGCCAGATCCGGTTGAGGGCGGCGTCGGCCTTGGTCTGGCTGTCGGTCGTGGTTTCGGCGATCAGCCCGCGGGAGAGGAGCGCGCCGACCACCTTGGTGGCGGCGCCGCCGCGGAGCGAGCCGGGAAGCGGCAGGACGTTGCGGCCCTCGCGCTGCGCGGCGGCGCTGAGGATCACGAGCTGGGTGTCGGAAAGCTTGGTCATCGGGGGTCTCCGGATTCGGGCCCGCGTCATGCGGCGCCTTCTACGACCCCGAGCCGCGCGGGGCGCGCGGCGGGAGTTCCGGCTCGGCCGGAGATCACTCGGCGTGTTCGCCCTCGCCGAAGGCGCTGTCGGTGATGCGCTTCAGCAGGCTGGCGTAGTGTTCGAGGGTGCCGACCATCGCCCAGCCCACCTCGTCGGGGTGGCAGTTGAAATGGTCGTCGCTGAGCGCCTGCAGGCGCGCGAGCATCGCGTCGATCTCGGCTTTCTTGCCGATGAAGGCCGCGAGCGCGTTCGCCCGGTTCCTCGAACCGGTGGCGGAACCGGGCTCACCCTTGTTCCGGCGCGCCTTCTCGGCGCGGGCCTCAAAGCGCTGGGTTGTGATCGGGTTCAGGCGGGTTGTCATCGTGGTGGCTCCGGGTGAGTTGCATCGTCCTTGTGATCGGACGTTCGCTCCGGTGGCGCGGCTTATCAACTCGATAAGCACCTGACTTTGAATGATAATCGAGGGTGGCGATGCAGGGCATGAGCGAGCGCCAGTACGCCGCCCATGTCGGGCTGTCGCGCGGCGCGATCCAGAAGGCGAAGACGGCGCGGCGGCTCGTCCTGCACGAGGATGGCAGCATCGACGCTGTCGCATCCGACAAGCGGCGGGCCGAGACGACGGACCCATCGAAGACCAGGGAAGCGCCGGCGCCGAAGCTGAAACCCGTGCCCGAGGCCGCCGTCGCCGCCGTCGGCGACACGCTCCGTGAACAGGGGCTGTCCGCGCCTGCCGTCGGCGGCGGTACGACCTTCCTGCAGGCCAAAACCGCGAACGAGGTGCTGAAGGCGCAGGAGCGGCGCATCCGACTCCAGAAGCTGAAGGGGGAACTGGTCGACCGCGCCCGGGCGGAGACGCTGATGTTCCGGCTCGCGCGCGACGAGCGCGACGCTTGGGTGACGTGGCCGGCGCGGGTGGCCGCGCTGATGGCCTCGGAACTCACCGAGGCATTGGGAGACGCATGCGAGGTGGAGGCGGCGCTGATGCAGAAGGTTCTGGAGGCCCATGTTCGCGCCCAGCTCGACAGCCTCGCGGAGATCCGACCCGGGCTTGGATGACGATCTTGTCGGGTTCGACGGCGCCGCCGCGTTGCTCCGCGCCTGGTCGCGGGGCCTGCGCCCCGACCCGGACCTGACCGTCTCGAGTTGGGCCGACCGCCACCGGAAACTCGCCTCGCGCGCGTCGGCTGAGCCCGGGCAGTACCGGACCGCGCGCACGCCCTACATGCGCGAGATCATGGACCGGCTCTCGCCCGGCGATCCGACCCAGCGGATCGTGTTCATGAAGGCGGCGCAGGTCGGCGCGACCGAGGCCGGCAACAACTGGATCGGCTTCGTCATCCACCAGGCGCCGGGCCCGATGCTCGCGGTCCAGCCGACGGTGGAACTGGCCAAGCGAAACTCGCGGCAGCGGATCGACCCGCTGATCGACGAGAGCCCGGACCTGCGGGATCGGGTGAAGCCCGCGCGATCCCGCGACGCGGGCAACACGATGCTGTCCAAGGAGTTCGCGGGCGGCATCCTGATCATGACCGGCGCCAACTCGGCGGTCGGGCTGCGGTCCACCCCGGCGCGGTACATCTTCCTCGACGAGGTCGACGCCTATCCGGCCTCGGCCGACGAAGAAGGCGATCCGGTCACGCTGGCCGAGGCACGCTCGCTGACCTTCGCCCATCGGCGGAAGGTGTTCCTGGTGTCGACCCCGACGATCCGCGGGCTCTCCCGGATCGAGCGGGAGTTCGAGGCGTCCGATCAGCGGCGCTACTTCGTGCCGTGCCCGCATTGCGACGCGATGCAGTGGCTGAAGTTCGAGCGCCTGCGCTGGGAAAAGGGGCGCCCGGAGACGGCCGAGTATCTCTGCGAGGGCTGCGAGCGGCCCATCGCGGAGCACCACAAGACGAGGATGCTCGAGCACGGCGAGTGGCGCGCGACGGCAACGGCTACCGATCCCACGACGGTCGGCTACCACTTGTCGGCGCTCTACTCGCCGGTGGGCTGGCTCAGCTGGCAGCGGATCGCGCGGGCGCATGAGGCGGCACGGGGCAGCGACGAGGCGATGCGGGCGTTCCGGAACACCATCCTCGGCGAGACCTGGATGGAAACCGGCGAGGCGCCCGACTGGCAGCGGCTGGCGGACCGGCGTGAAGCGTGGTCCCCGGGCACGGTCCCGGAGCGGGGGCTGTTCCTGACCGCGGGCGCCGACGTTCAGAAGGACCGGATCGAGGTCGATGTATGGGCCTGGGGCCGAGGCCTGGAAAGCTGGCTCGTCGATCATCTCGTGCTCGAAGGCGGGCCCGGCGATCCGGCCTGCTGGCAGCAGCTGACCGACCTGCTCGGGCGAACATGGGCGCATGGGTCTGGCCAGCGGATGACGCTTGCCCGGCTCGCCATCGACACGGGGTATGAGACCAGCGCGGTCTATGCCTGGTCGCGCCAGGTGGGCTTTGCGCAGGTGGCGCCGGTGAAGGGCGTCGAGGGGTTCACCCGGACGAGCCCGGTGACCGGGCCGACCTATGTCGATGCGACCGTCGCCGGCAAACGGCTCCGGCGCGGCGCCCGGCTCTGGACCGTGGCCACATCGACCTTCAAGGCCGAGACCTATCGCTTCCTGCGGCAGGACCGGCCGACGAGGGAAGAACAGGCGGAGGGCGCGCTTTGCCCGCCCGGAACGATCCATCTGCCGGACTGGGCGGACGGCGAATGGCTGAAACAGCTGACCGCCGAGCAGCTGGTGACCGTGCGGACGAAACGCGGCTTCACGCGGCTCGAATGGCAGAAGCTGCGCGAGCGCAACGAGGCGCTGGACACACGGGTCTATGCCCGTGCGGCGGCGTGGATCGCGGGCGCGGATCGCTGGTCTGAGGCGCGGTGGGCCGATCTGGAAGCACAACTCGGTATGGCGAAGCAGGACGGGCCCGAGGCCAGTCCGACAAAGGCGCCGTCCGGCCCGACACGATCAATGCCACGCCGGCGCACGGTGCGCTCGAGCTACATGAGGTGATCCATGGCCACGGCCGCAGAGCTCCGCGCCCGCCGGGACGCCCTGACCGCGCAGCGGTCCTCCGGCGTGGCGCGGGTCAGCTACGACGGCAAGACCGTGGACTATCGCAGCGTCGCCGAGATCGACCGGGCCATCGAAGCGCTGGACCGCGAGATCGCCGCGGCCGAGGGGCGTCGGATCGTCCGACATGTGCGCGTGACGACAGCGAAGGGGCTCTGAAGCATGCGCCTCTTCGACCGTTTCCGCCGCCGCTCGACCGGCGGCCCCGCTGCCGTGCGCGCCCGTCTCGAAGGCGCCATGGCGAAACGCCGGCTGCGCGGCTGGAACCCGCCGCTCGAGAACATCAACGCGCTGGTCGCCTCGGGCGGCCCGCGTCTGCTGGCGCGGTCCCGAGAGCTGGTGGTGACGAACGGCTATGCCGCCAACGCCTGCGAAGCCTTCGCGGCCAACCTTGTCGGCGATGGCATCAAGCCCTCGTCGCTGATCGGGGACGCCGATCTGCGCGACCGGGTGCAGCAGCTCTGGCTCGCCTGGACTGACGAGGCCGATGCGGACGGGCTGACGGACTTCTACGGCCTGCAGGCCATGGTCGCGCGGGAGATGTTCGTGGCCGGCGAGTGCTTCGTCCGGATGCGCCCGCGTCGGGTCGAAGACGGGCTACTGGTCCCGCTGCAGCTGCAGCTTCTCCAGTCCGACATGCTGCCCTTCGAGAAGACCGAGGTGCTGGCCTCTGGCAACCGCATCCGTTGCGGGATCGAGTTCGATGCGATCGGCCGGCGCGTGGCCTATCACTTCCGCCGGCACCATCCGGGCGACAGCACCGATCAGGGCGCGGTGATCCCGGAGACGGTGCGCGTGCCGGCGGCGGATGTGCTGCACATCTACCGGCCCATCGACGCGGGCCAGATCCGCGGACTGCCGCATATCGCGCCGGCCATGGTGCGGCTGTTTCTGCTCGACCAGTACGACGACGCCGAGCTCGACCGGAAGAAGACCGCGGCGATGTTCGCGGGCTTCATCACCAAGACCGCGCCGGAAGAGCCCATGATGGGCGAAACGCAAGCGGATCTCGACGGGGCCGCCATTGCGAGCCTCGAGCCCGGCACGATGCAGGTGCTGCTGCCGGGCGAGGACGTGAAATTCTCGTCGCCCGCGGATGTCGGCGGCGGCTACGAGGCGTTCCAGTACCGCACGCTGCTGGCGGTCTCGGCCTCGCTTGGGCTGCCCTATCATCTCGTCACCGGCGATGTCCGGCAGGCGAATTACTCGTCCCTGCGCGCCGAACTCGTCGAGTTCCGCCGCCGCATCGGCCAGCTGCAGCACGGCGTGATCGTGCACCAGCTCTGCCGCGCGGTGTGGCGGCGCTGGCTGGAGACGGCGGTGCTCGTTGGCGCGCTCGATGCCGATCCCGCGACGGTGCGACCGGTGCAATGGATCCCGCCGCGCTGGGACTGGGTCGATCCGCTGAAGGACATCCAGGCGCAGGTGCTGGCGATGGAGGCCGGCATCACCTCGCGGCGCAAGGTGGTCGAGGCCACCGGCTACGACATCGAGGAAGTCGACCGCGAGAACGCCGCCGACGCCGCGCGCGCGACGGGTCTCGGCCTGCGCTACCGCACGAGCCCCGGCGAGACGCAGGGCGCCCGCGCGACGCCGGCGAGGCGGACCGAGCCTGATGATGGTCCGCGCGATGACTGGGACGACAGCGCGGCGGCGATCGATCCGGCCACCGAACAGGAGTGACGACATGGCAAGCTGGTATGCGATCCGCGCCCGGGGGACCGGTGCGGAAGTGGCGATCTATGACGAGATCGGCGCCTATGGGGTCTCGGCGAAGGGTTTTCTGGCCGAACTGGGCGCGCTGCCCGACGGCACGCCCGTCGATCTCCGGCTGAACAGCCCCGGTGGGTCCGTCTTCGACGCAGTCGCGATCCACAACGCGCTGAAGCGCCACGAGGGCCCGGTCACGGTCTGGATCGACGGCATCGCCGCCTCGGCTGCCTCCTACATTGCCATGGCGGGC